AAGGATGCCATTGTTCTCCTTTATTGGAGTGGGGGGTAGATGACCCCTACCCCCCGCCTCCCGTTCCTACTTCCGCTTGTGGTGACGACCGCGCCGACGCGCCATTCACAACACCCCCTTTTACGGATTTGTGAGACGCATCAACACCGTCTACGCGTCTCCATCTTCGTAACATTCGTAGTAGTTTTCCAGCGGGCAGTGTTGTCCTGCGTCGCTGCTACCGAAATCTGCGCTGCTGAAGTCGAGTTCCCAGCGTCTGTCTTCGCGAGCGGCTTCTTCGCCGGTGTCGGTCGCGATGTTGATGGAACCGCGACTACCGGAACCTTGGCGGATGATACGGCCGTCTGGGCCGCCTTTCCACCCGGTGGGTTTCGGGTACGACCGGGACTGAGGGGACGGGCCACTCATGAGGTGATCCTTTCGTACGGTCGCGTGAGGGTCAATGGGGAATATCGGTCAGCCTTTAGTGGCCTTAGCGGAACGTTGGCGCATTCCTGGCCCGCCGCCCATGAGACCCTTCTGCATCTTGTCGTATTTGCGGGTGAGGAGTTCTTGGAGGTGTGGGTACTGGTGGGCTTCTAGGACGGCCTGGTCGTCTATGCAGCCCATCGCGAACAGTTTATCGGCTTCTGCTATGCGCGCACCGCGTGAGGTGGGGGTCGACGAACCTGCCCGGACTTGGACTATGTACTTGAGGGGCGACAGGTCAGTGTCGTCTTCGGATGGGATCATGAAATGGTTGCGCATGAACACGCCAGCCGTCTTCTGGCCGTCCGGTCCGACTATCGCCATGATACGTTTGGAGTCGAAGTTATCGATAATAATGTCAGCGAGTTTATGCATCGACGATTCTAAGGACCGTTCGAGGTTGGATATGGACGACCGGATTCGGACGAACGCCGCCTCTTGGACAGATGAGATGACACCTTCCGCGTTGCGTTGGTTCGGGGCGTGACCTTTCGTGAGGGCGCTGAGGCCGGACGCGTTTTCTATGCGTTGAATCCAGAACTGGACGAGTTCTAGGATCGTGGACGGCATTTCGGGTGGGTGCAGCCAGTCGGGACGGTTCTGCATCGCTTGGACGCCGGAGATGGTGAGGCGCTGTCCCGGCTTGTTGATGATCGGGACTCGTGACGTGCCCGCGTTGGCGGGTTCCATGAAGATCGGATTGCCGATCAGTTCTGCGTTCTGTTGGAGCATCGCGAGTAGACGGTTAATGTAGATTTGGGGGTAGGCGAGATGGTCGACGAGACTGATGCCGTAGAACTCTCCGACGTCATCGAACTTGACGAATTCGTATGGGTGTTGGCCGTGGGACCATAGGTCGTCGGCGTACTCGTCCATGAGTATCTCGCCTTTGGCCATGACGACAATACGCCACCGTGACGTGACATGTTTCTGTTCTTCTGGCTGTTCGCGTTTAGGAAGGTCGGAGAAGTCGTCGTACCAGATTTCATTCTCGCGGAGCCAAAATTCGTAGACGACGATCCCCTTCTCGGCGTCGGTGCCTTTCGGGCGCGTAGGACGGCCGTACCGGCCCACTACGCTGGCTCCTAAGCTCCCGATCGTGCCTGAGCCGGGAATCTGACCGGCGTTCGCCATCGGCGTCCGAGACTGGTCTGTGAGGACCGTAGGACGCTCGTCGATCTGGACGTCGGCGCCCATCCCTTTCGCCTCTAACACGATACGCGACTTCGGGTACCGGCGTTCTATCTCGTCGAGACTCATGTACTTAGCCTCGATGCAGAACTGCATGTCGTCTTGACTTGTGCACGTCGGGTCAGGATAGAAATGCCACGGGTCGACGCGGTACAGCATCGCGTTGCCTGCCCCGCCGGCGCGTTCCCCATCCCATATGTTTTTGAGGATGCCGATACCGAACGTGCCGCTGTCCCATAGCGCTTTCTTGATTTCCTCTTTGTATCCTTCTACTAGGAAGTTCGTGTATAGGACGGCAGACAGGTCGTTGCACAGGTCTGATTGAAACTGGTAGTATTCGGAGTGAGGGTCCGCGCTCGGGATACAATCGACGGAGATGTTATTGTCCATTACCCAGGCTACGTATGAGGACATTACCGGATAGATTTCAGATGAACGGGGTGATGGCTGCCACGACTGAATACCAGTCGTATTCATCTGATTATGTACTAGCCGGAGGTTCCTAGCCCAGTTCGTGGTTCGTCCTCGTCGTGTGTCCCGAGCGCGGATAAATAGCTGACGCAGACGATTAATGAGTTCCAGTTCCGTGTCCGCGTACATTGCCTGAGTCACTTGCGCTTGCTCCGTGACTTCTTACGCTTATGGTACGGTAGGCCTTTGTTCTTCGCCTTGAACCGTTTGCTGGACGTCGTATGTTCGCCGTGTGACCATTTCTTGGCGATGTCGGGATGTTCCATCCACATGTATCGCCGTTGTGCCTCTGACTGGAATGGCATACTATATCCAGGTTAGTTGGAACTGTACTCCGGTCGTGCGGTTACCCCACCCTGTCGACAGTGTGAATCGTAGTTGCGTGAGAGACGCGCTGATATTGTAGACTGTCGGCAACGACCAGTTCGCTATGATGCCAATATCCCCGAACGTCGACTGTACCGCATATGAGGATATGTCATTCGCGGGTAGGTGGATTGTCGGGTCTGGTTGTATGATGCACAGCGTCGGGGTACCTGCCGGTATTACCGCCACTACCGGACCAAATCCTGGCGGCGCTGTCGTTATGAACGTCACTGCACCGTCCGGTGACGGGACTGTCAGGAGCGTCTCGAAGTAGTTCTGGCCTTGGAACACTGGGTCCGCTGACCGCATTTTTAGCATACCGGACGCTGCCATCATAACCACACTAGAGTAAACGTCTGGTTCGTACCCGCCGCGAGGAAAATGTAGAACTGGTTGCTGACCAGTTGACTACACGGTATAACGGACGCTATCGAGGCTGCTGTGCCGCTACCGCTGACAATACCGGTATCTGCTGCTGCGCCTTTGATCGTGTACGCTTGAGTGTTGGCTACTGGCGGGATAATCACACAGATCGATGCCCCGACCTGTGCGGCTACTGTCGTGTTCGCGCCTTGTGTGAGTAGCTGCGCTGTGATGGACCCGAGCGGGTTCGGTATGTTCCACGGTACGTTGACTACTACTGCGCCTACTATATCGCCGATCGGGCCTACGGACTGCAGCTGGATTATCATACGATGATAGTTTTGGTTGTGTCTATCTGGTTACGTAGGCGCCGGTAGCGTTCTACTGACTCGCCGTTCTGTCCGTCGTGGCTGGCTTTGGACTCCACGTGGGCTTGGTGTTCGGCAGGGTACATTGGAGCGTACTTCTGATCGTAGCCGAGACGCTCCGACATTCGTTGTTGTCCCTCATGAAGTTTGCGCTCAAAGTCTTTTGCTCCCGTGACATAATCTCCAACGGCGTTATTATAGACGGGTGTGCTAAGAGCGATGGGTGTCGCGTTAAATAGTGACACAGCCCGGATGAGATCACCCCCGCATTCGCAAGTTCTGCCAAGCGCCTCGCCGATTCTGGTGAAGGTCTGCGACTCATACCCTAACCCACATTGGTCGCATAGATACTCATAGAACATGCTGTTCGTCCTCGGAGTCTAACCACTCTTGGTCGACAATCGAGTGGAATGTTGAACGTTGGTCGGCGTCGTCTACGAACGGGCCTTCGACACGAGAGGCAGTAACGCCGATAGCTAACGCCATGACGGCGTCATCGTGAATGTCAGGATTGGAGTTACCCCAGTCGCCGTTCGGACGTACAACGTAGTCACGTAACTGATCGTAGGTTTTGAGATCGTGGACGCGTACAGATCGGTCAATGACCATGCGCGAGAGGGTACCAATCGCCCAAGCTTTGCGTTGCCAGTTGGACGACCAGCCAAAAGCGCTAAAGCCTTTGGGAACACGGTCAGGGTTACGGTGCATCCAGATATTCGGATAGCCACGGTTAATGATTGTTGCGATCGCAGCCTGACCACCCCCTTCCACCTCGGGGCAGAGCGTCGCATGGTTATAGAACTTGCCGACGCGGATCATCTCATCACCGAACGACATGGGGTCGATACGCCCGTGCCATACCGCGACCTGCTCGAACGTCTTACGGTTCAGTACCTGAATGCAGGCCGGGTCGCCCTGAACTGAGTACGACGGGTCACCGGACACGAAATAGCGGTCCTGACGGTCGTCTCCCGGTTTCGGAGCTTTGAAGATAGTGAACCCACCAGACGGGTCGGATATGAATTTCACTCGTCCGTTGGGGAGGTCGTGGAGGAAGCCTCTGAAGCCTCTCTCCTCCTCGTAGCACTCGCGAAGACGGGTATAACTAAAGATTGGTCGTCCGGTAGTAATGAACGCTTCTGCAGGAGTGGAGGGATACTCCTGCATGAAATAGTCCAGGTCACCGTTCGCTCGGTTCGTGATCGCCCATCGGCGCCAGTGAAGATTCTCGTACGTTGCGCCGATACGGAGAAGTTCACGTTCGTCTGCGTCTAACTCTGATTTGATGTTAAGGTGGGTAGGGAGCGCGTATTCTGGGTGGAGGTACCACGGGAAGAAGAGCGGGAGGTATTCTGACTCTCCGTGTTCTGCTTCTTGCCAAGTACGATGGAACCAGTTCCCGACCCCGTTCGCTGTTGATTCAAGGACGACAATAGTGCCGTGTTTGTTCGGGATAGTCTGATTGAGGCCGACCATGAGCGTCTCAGGATCGTTGTAGAAGGCGCACTCACTAGCATGGACAGCATGTAGAGTCGATCCACGCCCTGAGGCAACATTCTTAGCGGTGGCGACTTTAATGTGAGAGCGAGTCTCCACCCATGAGAGTTCACGTCTAGTTGCATATTTCAGAGTGTAGTAGGGACGGAACGGCCAGGTGTCCCAGTACATTTTGGTTTTCTCGAAGAGTCCACCGCTTGCTTCAGATTCATGGGCGATAACGAGTCCATTAGTTCCGTGATGTATGAAAGCCCAGTTGAAGATGACGGCTTCGGTCGCGGTCGATATTCCAAGCTGTCGTGCTTTAAGAACAATGACTCTAACGGGTTGTCCATTGTTGTATTGGTCCTCGACTGCGGTGCAGAACTCGCGTTGTGCCCATGCGAACGAGTCGTCTATCGGGAATCGTTCAGTGGTCAGGCCCTTCGTCTGGATTGTCAGTTCGCGGAGCAAGGGCGCTAACCGGAGCGGCATCGGACGGCTCGACTTCCTTCATGGATTCAAAGAGGCGCTCGACCGCCAACTTAGCTTCCTTGTCGTGTGTTGTAAAGTCCTTACCGAGACTCTTGGTTGACGCGTTGAGTAGAGTGCGGATCATCGCCATTTTCTGGTCGGCGAGCCCGTAGTTCATCATGAACTCTGCCCA